GTACAGTATGGGTTATGCAAAATGCATATCACTACAATTGGTTGTACAAACATATGATGGCATTACACAAACAATGGCAGTTAAGATATGGCCACATCTTAGACCATAAGACGGTACAATTGTTAGGCGATATACTAAAACATCCGCCTAAAAATATACCACTAAATAAGATTGTAACTGAACCAACACCTGCTATGCCAGATTATTGCAAAATACCAGGTGATGTAATTGAAAGTTACCGTAAATACTATTGTTTAGAAAAAACTAGATTTGCGACATGGAAATCACCGGCTACTATACCATTGTGGTTTAGTGAAGGTGTTAAATACTATCAAAACACGGCAGAAATATAGGAGACAAAATGCGTGAACAAATGATTGAGGCTCTAAAGCAACATGCTTTAGGACATATTGAAAAACATAAAATAAATGTAGAAATATTACTACAAAAAACTGCTGGTATTGCCGAGCATCCTGATACATTAGAAACAATCGAAAAAGAATTAAAGATTATTGCTGATTATGATGACCAAATATCAATGTTAAATAAGTATTTTACTATCAAAGACCCATTTAAGGTGAAATAATAATGCCCATTTACAGTTTTAAAAATACCAAGACCGGCAAAGTCTATGATGATATGATGTCTATTGCTGATAAGGAAGTTTATTTGAAAAAGAATAAACACATACAACAGATGGTAACTCAGATAAATATATCTAGTGGTGTTGTAGGCGTGGGTGCTATGAGGAATGATAATGGTTGGAAAGAAATGCAAAGTAGAATTGCAGAAGCACATCCAGCCTCCGAATTTGCACAACAACATGGTAAACGAACTGCTAAAGAAATTAAAACACAGGCTGTTGTAAAGAAACACCAGAAACGACAGGCTGAACAGAGGAAGAAATATGCCAAGTAAAGATATACCAGATTTCATGCGTGGGTTTGATACTACAGATGATTGGGGCATGGTACCGGTTTCATCTACACCAAAAACAGAACCGTCTGTTGACCCTAAACTAGTTGAGAATTCAAATTTAGAAATTTCAAAAGTAAAATCAGATGTTCAGGACATTAAGTCTATGATGAATGAGATTATGCAAATTGTGGCAGAAAAAGAAGTCGTAACAAAAACACTTGAAAGTGCTGATGTTACAGCAAGATTTAAAGACATTGAGAAGTTGATACTTCCGTTTCTTTACAATCTTATGAAGAGTGACGAACCTTATATACATTGGCCTAACAGAGGTCCAATCATTAAGGCACAGGTAGAGAAACTACTAAAGTTAACAAAAGGAAACTAACAATGCAAGCAAATTACGATAAGTGCTTAGAAACTATTTTACACCATGAAGGTGGTTATGTAAATCATCCAAAAGACCCAGGTGGTGAAACTAACTTAGGTGTTACTAAGAGAGTATACCTAGAACATGGTGGCACAAAAGACATGAAAGATTTACTAGTCGAAGATGTGGCACCAATTTACAAAAAAGGTTATTGGGATAAAATGAAAGGTGATGAACTACCAAATGGTTTGGACCTTTGCGTTTTTGACTTTGGTGTAAATGCAGGACCAGGTCGTAGTGCAAAGTTTCTACAGACAATGATTGGTACTGTTGCAGACGGTGGCATTGGACCAAATACATTAAAAAAATTAGGTGAATATGTTGAAAAACATGGCATTGAACAATGTATTGAAGACTTCCAAGGTGCAAGACAGGATTATTATGAAAAGTTATCTACATTTGCAACTTTCGGTAACGGTTGGACTAGACGAGTTGATGAAACTACAGAGTTAGCTATATCAATGGTCAGTTGAGAGTCAGAACCGTTTAAGTCGGAAAGAGATAGAATAAACAATATGTATGCTGAAAAAGGCATTTAAGGCTTGCCAATAGTGTTAATATAATATATAATATGAGTATATAAATGAAAAAGGAACTGAAATGACTAAGAAAAACTTTGTACAACTAGACGAGAGTAAATTTCCAACTACCAAAGGTAAAAATATTGATGGTTTTAGGTTTTATGCTGTCGAAGATAAACACTTTCCAAGTATTACTACTGTATTAGGTGCTATTCCAAAACCTGGTCTTATCGCTTGGCGTAAGAATGTTGGCGAAGAAGCAGCTAAATGGGAGATGAATAGAGCAGCTCGCAGAGGTTCTGCTACACATACTCTTGTAGAACAATATTTAAAAGGTGAAACACCATCAATTCGTGATGTATTGCCATTAGGCATGTTTCGACTATTGAAACCATACCTAGACCAAGTAGATAACATTCATGCATTAGAAAAAATCATGTATAGTAAAAAACTGACCGTTGCAGGTCAAGTTGATTGTATTGCAGAATACAATGGTAAACTATCTGTGATTGACTTTAAAACTGCCAACAAAGAACGAGTCGATAGTTGGAATGAGAATTATTATATTCAATGTACTGCCTATGCAATCATGTATGAAGAACTATTTGGTACAAAGATTGAACAAATTGTAATTCTACAAGCTGGTGAAGATGGTTCATGTAAGGCATTCGTAAAAGACAAAGCTGATTACGAACCTAAACTTGAAGAGGCAATCAAAGGTTTTTATAAATATTACGAAGAGAAGACAGGTAATAAACCAAAATAGTCCTTCTCTATAAGGGGACTTAAATGCGAAAAATCATAACAGTAATAATTATGGCAATGTTTAGTACCATTGCATTTGCTGATGAACATAATAAATTTTGGTCAGCACAAGCACCTATAATTTGTGGTAAAACTATAGACATGTATGAGTTTATTGCTAAAGAAGGTATGATACCTTTTACTATATCTTTTGGTAAAGTAGGTGCCAAATCAGATGGAGAAATTGCATTTGTTATTACACTTTGGATAAAACAAGGTACAACTGAACAAATGACTACTATGCAGACAACAGATGGTTCTGAAACTTGCATATTATATAAGAGTTTTGATACTATCATCAATCCAAATTTTGATGGTGGTTCAGATTTATAAGAATTAGTCGTTGACGACAAATATGGTAAACAGACTGGACTCCGGGGCAGTTCCGGACAGCTCCACCATAAACACTTGGTCTAGTATCGTGAGAGAACGGCAAAGTGTTTTTGATGGGGCTGATATAGGATTCGACAGATGTTGAGAAATTTGTAAGAGATTAATAGGTGGCAACCTTAAATGCTAATTAAACGCAAACGATAATAACTTTGCATTAGCAGCTTAATCACTGCTTTGAGTTTTGTGGATTGTACTTCGAAACAGAAACAATCCACGCTTTACATTTAAACAAAAAAGTGATATATTATATAATATGAATAGCAAAGAATTTAGTTTAATAATTGAGGGTGTTGTTAGGGATAAAAGACCTATAACATATATGGACGCAATAATACTTTATTGTGAAGAGAATCAAATCGAAGTTGAGACCGTTGGTCGACTTATTTCTAAATCATTAAAAGAAAAAATACAAGTAGAATGTACTACTGCAAATCTACTTAAAATGCCAGAGGCAGGAAAGTTACCTGTATGAATGGTTTAGAATACTTATATCATATTCTCTTTGTTGAGGTTGAACTTGGTTTGTGGGGTATAATAGGATTAGGTGTAGTGTTTGCTATACTAAGTTACATAATGGATTATAATGGAGAGATAAACAATGAACATTGAATTGATTGACAAAATGGGTGGTGATTTATCAGTTGTAAACGCAGCTCGTGTATCATTTGCCAAGAGAAAAGATGTACTTGACCAGTCAGATGAAAAGTTAATTAAATACTTGGCAGACCATAATCATTGGTCTCCCTTTGGTCACACCACACTACAATTTCTAATTAAAGCACCTGTGTTTGTTGCAAGACAACTTGTAAAACATCAAGTTGGTTTGGTATGGAATGAAGTCAGTAGGAGATATGTAGATAGTGAACCAGAATTCTACATGCCATTCTTATGGCGTGGTAAACCAGAGAATAAAAAACAAGGTTCGAGTGATGTTGAGATTGAGTATGATATTTCTGCTACAATTAAATATGTAAAAGAAACATATACAAACTTATTAAAAGCTGGTGTTGCACCAGAAATGGCAAGAATGGTGTTGCCTCAAAACATGATGACAGAGTGGTATTGGACAGGTAGTCTTATGGCCTTTGCTCGTGTATGTAATCTTAGAAACAAAGAAGATTCACAAGAAGAAACAAGAATGATAACA